AAAGTTGTGATTATTTAATTAAATTTTTAGCTCATCTTATTCAAAAACCTACAGAAAAAATACCAATTTGTATTATATTTAAATCAAAACAAGGTGTTGGTAAAAATTTAACTTTTGACACTATAGGCTCACTTATTGGAAAGCATCATTATATAACATCATCAAATCCAAAAGATTTTTTTGGAGATTATGCTGAAGGATTCTATCGCAAGTTATTGGTTAATTTAAATGAATGTGAAGGAAAAGATACTTTTGAATTTGAAGGAAAAATTAAATCATTTATTACAGAAGATACAATAACATTAAATCCAAAATTTGTTAGACAAACAACAATTTCAAATTTTGCTAGAACAATTATTTTTACTAATAAATCAAATCCAGTTCCGATTGATGTTAGAAGTAAAGACCGCCGTTTCGTTGTTTTTCAATCCACTGAAGAATATTTAAAAAATAAATATGGCGAGGTTTTTTGGTCTAAATTAGCAGAACATTTTAAAAAGCCAGAATTTATTAAAATATTATATGATTATTTAAATGAAATTGATATATCCAAAATTAAATGGAAAGAAGAAAGACCAATTACACAGGCATATTTAGATATGTGCAAATTATATATTCCTATAGAGGCTTTATTCTTAGAATCGTGGATTGAAACAATTAAAAATGAACCACAATTCAAAGAAGAGAAAGCATTTTATATTAATACATACGAAATAAAAACAATTGGTTTTTATAATCAATATGTAGAATTTTGTAAAAGATATGGTTTTATTAGTGATAAATCCTTTCAACCTAATATAAGTAAATTCACATCAAGATTATCTGAATTAGATTTACCAATAGTAAAAACCCGAAATAGTGAAACATCTATTTTTAGATTTATCCCAGAAGATGTTTTTAAAGCATTAATTAAAAAGAACTGGATAGCCACGGCAGAAACTGAAACCAAAAAAGAAGAAGAAGAAGAAAAAGGAGAAGATTTTACTGATTATTTTAATTTTTAATAATAATTAATATTATATAATATAAATAAATATATTATATAATTTAAACTTGTGATATCTTATTTAACATTTTAATATGACGATTACTTTTATGATGTTTTGATTTGTTATAATATGTATAACTACCACAACAAACATCACAAATATGTTTTTCCATAATCTTACTCTTATTTTTAGTCATAAATGTTGAATTATATTTTTTTTGGTCGTATTTTTGAGGATTAACAACACTTTCTGTTTCTGTGTTGATATCTTCTGTGTTTGTATCTAAATTGTTGTTGTCTTTCATTAAATTTAAAACTGGTAAAAAAAGATGTTCCATATTATAGTATATATACTATATACTATATAAAAATCTTTTATATAAAGATAATTAAATATTTTTTATATTTTTATATTTAAAGATTTTTAGAGTAAAAGATTTTTATATATATTTTTAGCTTCATTATTTATTCGTTCATTATATGATACAAAATCATTTTTATATGTTTTAGGCGATTCTTTGATTTCTTTAAAATTTATTTCAACCTTATGTTTAGTCATATCATCATTATAATATTTTAATACATTTTCAATTGCTTCTATATTTGATATTTTTTTATATAAAGCCCCTAAATCACTGTTAAAAGTTTTTGTTAATAATAACATACCATTTTTATTATTTTGAACTTTATAAATTGAAAATAACCGCTTTAAAATTTTATAAAATTTTCTTTCTTTTTTTAGAACTTTAATATCTTTTTGAATATTTGATATATAATCTTCTGTTGATAATGTTTTATTACTAAAATCATATATACAAGATATATCAATAAAATATTTATCAATATATGATACAATATCTAGTTTAACAAATAATGCATCCTTAAATTTCTTTATAAAATCATCTTTATCAAAATTATCCGATGGATACCATCTATATTTTTTCTTATCTTTTTGTATCTTTAATTCAATAAAATATAAATCTTTATCCCGTAATATATCACTTATAATATTTTTAAATTCGTCATAAATTTCATTAGGTGAATAATTATATTTTATTTTTGTTAAAAAATCATAATCACTAAAATATTCTTGAGACTTTAAAGAGCCACTACCCTTCAATTCTATAGGGTTGTTCTTAAATTTTAATATTTTCATAATATTTTTTATTTCATCCTTTAAATCAAAATTTCCTTTTGTTTCTAATATATCCATATATATAATAATATATATATATTATTTTTACATTATTATATAAAAAATTAGTATCTATAGTGTTCATTGTCTCCATCTTCATAATCCATATGTTTATTATGTTTTCTTTTACCGTCTCCAACCATTCCCTGTAATGGATTTTCTGCATAATATTCCCTATAATATTCTTCTACATCATCAGCATATCCAAGTGTTTGAATTCTTAAATCTCTTAAATCATCTTGAATATCGGCTCTACCGACCCTACCAAAATTTAAGTTTAGTCCAGTTGTATCTGTTAGAGCAGCATCATTAATCTCTCCAAAATCAGCATCAACATTATCTTTATATTCTTGTATTTCAACCGCAGAAGGCGGACTTTTATTCATTATTTCAAAACATTTACCCCAAAATTCCTCGCATAATTGTTTAAATCTTTTAACTGGATTTATATTGGACTGAGTTACAACTGCATTATTTGTTGCTCCTCCAGCGTTGCTCATTCTATTTCTAATACTTATCTCAGGTAGACCATTACCAAATTCTACCTTTACTTGATTTTTAAAAGATTCTGTAAGTCTTTGTATTGTTGGTTTTATATACACTATTCCCTTTGCGTATTCTTCTTTGGGTAAATATTCTGGGACGATTTCATTAGGCGGTAAGCCTCTTAATACTCGTTGTTCTATAGATTGCCTTAATGCTTCCACATCTTGACTTCTTAATATATTATAATCTCTTGTAGTTTCTGCATCTTCTGTTAATTGTGCTATTTCTTCTGGTGTTAATTGTGTAAGAGCATTTAAAGGCCTTCCAAATATTAAATTTCTAATAGTTCCCAATTCACTTTGAGATAGTGCTGTATTTTGGTCGCTTTCTATAATTCCAATGCGTCTTTTTAAATTAGCATCTGCTTCTTTTAGTGCTTCTTTTCTTAATGGTGCATCTGCTTTTCCTAATTCACCAACATCTACACCTTTTGCTCTAGTAAATATTAATTTTTCAGCTGCAGTCAAATCATTATAATATATTCCTTGTTGTGTTGCTATTGAACCTTCTGTAATAATATCATATGAATCCCTAAATAATGCTTTTTCAACAACTTGATAAATATTTAATGTATTAACTAGTCTCATTATAAATCTATCCTGAAATGTAATATTAGTTGGATTACCCGCCAAAGCATAAGTATCTGTTAAATATTTATTTAAAATAAATACAACTGCACTAATATTTGGATTTAATTTTTGTATATCTTTTTTCATAGCCTCTCGCGTCATTTGATTAACTTCAACCCCTCTATATATTCTTATTACATCATTATATAATTTTATAAAAGTTGTATTATTATTGTCTTTTAATATCTGTTCTAATAATTGGGCTTTAGCCCCTGCCTCTCTATAAAGTCTTTCAAATGCTTGTGTTCTCGCATCTAACATATTATTAAGAGTATCAATTGATGTGTTAATTCTTAGTTCTGCGGCGGTATCTAACTGTGTATCTGGTCTTACATCTGAAGCCCATCTACCGACCCAATCTTTAGTAAATTCAATAACGCGTCTATTAATCGTTCTATCATAATCTAAAACATCTTTGACTTCTGGTCGCGAATCATCTAGGCTTTTATCTCTTCCTTTAAAATCTAACATTATTATATATATATATATTTATATAGATAATAATTTATAATCTTAATTAAACATTTTATCAAATGGTTAATTTTTTATCTATTTTATAGATATTTTTTAAATAATTTGAATAAGGTAATATATAATGGTTGAAATGGTTGAAATGGTTGAAAATTTAGTAAAAAAATAAAAAAAAATAAATGTTATTATTGTAAAATATCAGAAACATTTTATAAAAAATCAACCATTTTAACCATTTATTCTTTTTTATACAAATTATGTGCTTTAACATAAGATGATGCTTTAATCATACTTAAATTTTGTTCTTTCATAATTTTTTTAACTAATTCCGCCCTTTTATTTACCTTATTAGGTTTAGCTCCCGCAGTCATTTGTGATGCTTGCATATTTGCTACTGGTGTTAATTTTCTTCCTGCGGACATCTTAGAAGGTCTTCCCCTTTTCCCTCCAGTGAATTTATCAGCTATATGACTAAACCAATTGCCTCCTTCTTCATTTTTATTAGTCTTTTTTCCACCTACAACCCTTTTAACACTTTCACCTATCATATTTCCACCTACAACCCTTTTAACACTTTCACCTATCATATTTCCACCTACAAGTGATTTAGGTAATCCTAACACAGCACCGCCTTTTTTAGTTTTAGGCATACCTAAAACAGCACCACCTTCGACAACTTTACGGGGTCTTCCTCTTTTTTTACCTGCTCCGATGGCATCAAGAACACCTCCAGCCGCTTGTGTGTATGGTGATGGAATAGTTTTTAATATTGGTTTAGCTATAGATAAAACAGGACTAACAACCGACATAAAACCTTTTCCAAAATCTGATAACCAATTACCGCCCTCTAACATTTTTTTACTAGGTCTTCCCCTTTTTCTTTTTGCACCTCCTTCTTTTACATCTCTATCCAGTTTTAATGTTTCTTTTTTATAAACTTTTGCTCCTTTTCCCATTTTACCAGAACCAATAGCCCCCATTGTTTTATCATATCCAGTATCTTGTTGAGATGCAGCACCAAATCCAGAGCCACCGACACGGCTTCCAAATTGTGATGCATCGCCATATAAAACATTTCCAGCAGAATCAATATTAAATTTTATTCCATCATTTAAATATGATGGAACGCCACTGCCTTCAAATTGTTTGCTAGCGTCTCCGAATTGTGAGTAAAAAGTAGGGACAAAAAGTTCTTTTTCTTTTTGTTCGTTGTCTATCATTTTCATAATATTATGATTTAAATCTTTTTTGATTTCTCTATTATAACTATTATTGTAAGGCATATATATAATATAAATTAGATATTTATATTATATAGATTTAAATTATTTTTAGATTTAAATTATTTTTAGATTAAATTGTTATGCGGGCATAGCATTTGCGGCGGCTTCATTACACCAATAAACAACAACACTAGATGTGTCTGCAGCTAGAGCAGAAAAAAGGGTCATAGTAGCTGTTCCTGCCAGAGTAGATGCAATTTTACCTCCAACATCTGCACCGAGTTGTGTTAAGATAACACTAACGGGAGTTGTTTGAACTACGCCAGCACCCCACGCTGCCACTGATGTAGGTTGTCTTAAGACACCTAAAATCTTAGAATTAACTGTTAAACGTGTAGAAGTAGAACCAGTAGGAGCAGTAACTGTTCCCGGAGTGCCGCCAGTGCCTATCACGAATGTTGCTTGATAAACTGTTCCTTTAATTGTTCCAATTTCATTATTAGCCATAGTATATATATATAATATATTATAGATATTATTTTTTAATATATTTTTAAATTAATTTTTTATAGTATTTAATTTTTATTCTATTCTATGTTCTAATCTTCGTCTTCCCCCAGATTGTCCGCCACCAGAACCACCGCCACCAGAATGGCCTCCCCCAGAATGTCCCGCACCTACTGCTTCTAAGAGGTCTTTCCCTTTTTGTGCATATGGATTATCAATCATACCAAGAACATTTTTTGCGAGAGATGGTAATTTTGGTAATACCTTACCTGCTAGTGATTTTATTGAATCTAAAAAGCCCCCACCCACCATTCTTTTAACATCAGAATGGAAATATGGTTCTTGTGAGGATGCTTCAATACAATCCATTTTGGAGATGATACCAGTATAGGTAGTTGCAGTTCCTCTTTGTGTAATGAATAAGCCGGACTCTTTAGTAATTACAACGATTTCAGCATTAGCCACATCCACAGGAGATTGATTTGCCACGGTTAAATTTACTTGAAGTGCAAAATTTCCGAGGCTACCTGGGCAATAGTAGTCTTCGCTGATTTGTATATCTTTACCAAAAGCGAGACATAGTAAAGAACCAGTTGTTGGAACAAAACGCCCAGCACCTAAAGTTGCATCATACATAGATGCACCACCAGAATATTCTAAATATGATTGATTGCTGCCATTTTCAACACTGTATTCCCAGAGATTCTGTTGTGTAGCAGATGATAAGATGCCGCTGGAATTGTTCCAGTTGATCGAAATTCCTTGAATAACGAAAAACGAATCAGAATTATTTAGGTTTTGTGTAGCTAGTGCAGGACGAACACAAATAATAAGTTGGTCTGGAATACTATTTAATTGAATGGTTGATGTTCTAACAACTTGAGATGATAGAGCATTTGGTTTAAGTGTAGTAGGGTTAAAAGGAATATAGGCAGGAAAAGTAGGTAAATTGGAGGTGATAAAGCGTGGAAAATTTTGGTAGCCACTCACACATTTTGAACTCATTAACAAACTTGGATGTGGTGTCAAAAAATTGAAAACTAAGCGGCTGTTAGTAAATCCAAATAATGAAACATTTTGTCCCCAAGCATTAGCAGAACGGAAAACACGGTTTCCGGTGTTCATATTCATTACAAAGTTCATATTAGATATTCCATAGAAGCCAGCGTTATTTGAGTGAGGATGACCAAAAATAAATGGACTTAAAAGGAGAGGCTCAGAAACAGAAAAAGTAATATAAGCATCAGTCCCATTAGGTGTAAGAGGAAGTGGATAACTTGCATCAGAAGGAGGAACACTTGAGACGGCTTGAAGAACCCACGACCCGCGTTGTGCGTTCATATTATCAACAGCGAGACTAAAAGCACCCAAAGAATTATTAGAAGCACCAACACCATCAGCATATGTATAATAACTATCTAATTGAGTAGGAGTTGAACCATTATATTTAGTTAATTTTTTCCTATCTATTAAGTGAAGTAATTGAGGTAAGACATCAGAAAGATTGATAGATACAGAGTTATTGTTAATAGTAGCAGTCATAACAGATACACAGGAATGAAGGGGGAAAGGCGAAAGGGCATCGCTTAAACCATATTGTAAAACGGGGACGTTTGCAGGTCGGGCAGCATTTGCGGGATTAGCAGCACAGTTTATTCTAAGAGTAACTGTTGATTGCCATAAAACCTCACGAGAAACGATGGTCTCTTGTGATGGAACTTGAATTACATAAGTGTGAGCAGTAGTAGATTGGGAAACGCTATTGTAGCTTGCTACTGTCATATTCATTCCGCCCTTTTCCACAGCGTAGCTTATCTGGTCTGTAGTGTTAAGTCTATCATCGAGCACAAGAATTTTTTTGAAGTCACTCATATTTTATATATATAAATATGTAAGAAAATAAAAATTTTAAATAATTTTATAGTATTTAAATTTTTTATACTTTTATAAAGTAATATTATTATAATCTTTTCTTCTAAACAATAATTTTATAGAACCACTACAACCACTATTCAGATAGAATGGATGCATACCACCAAAAACATCACTCCAATAAACACTGATTTGAATAGATGATAATGGTGAATCACCATATAAATCCATCAAACGATATTCAGCAGAGGGGGTGTATTCAACATTAGGTTTATATGTATTTGATGGACTATATGGAACAACGAAATCAGTTATTATTGGTTGAACGTTGGCATTATTTCCATTATTAAACAATACAGAGCTTGAATTAAACACACGTGGAACACTAACAAGTTCAGGAACAACTGGTAATAAACCAGTTGTAAATACTAATTTTTGGATAGGATTCCAAAGGGCAGTTGTGCTTCCTTCTTGATACATTTGTAAAGCCGTATATGATGGTAGTAATAATTCATTAGTTCCATTAATACTTTTAACGGAAAATTGGAAATTTTTTCCATTTATTATATTTGAATATCCTTTATATAGAGCGGGAAAAGAAGATAATAAAGTAAAGCAGGGTGAATTGGCAAAAATTTTTATTGGAGTTATTAGTGTATTAGCATATCCAGCGATGTCAGCGTTTAATATCATTACTTGTCCTATCGGGTCAAATTCAAAAAACGGAGCATTTGGAGAAGGTAACGCAACTTTAGCATTTAAATTAGTCCAAGCGGTCCGTAAAGTCGTGTTTAACATATCTACCCATTGTTGATAACAATAAACAAAATAATAAGCAGTCTCTATATCTTGAAAATCTATAGGAGGGCTAGGAAGTGTTTGTGATGAATCAGAAGGAACATATACAACATATTCTTGTTGCTCTGTTACGCCGTATGTTAATGTAAATGAATAAATTGTTCTGTTAATGTCATTTTGTCCTATTTGAGCTTGAGGGATAAAAATCGGAAGTGATGGCGTCATTAATTGGAATCGGGCGACTGTGATGAAATAATTACTTGGGCACATCAAATACGGACTGTTTCTAGTTTCAGTAAAAGTTAATTGTTGCGTTGCGTTGTTGCCGGTTGTGTCATTGTTTATTACATCTAAATCATAATATATATGAGTAGGTGAATCTAAATTTAATTTTCCTCTTGTTTGTAAAGACATTTTATATATATTAATAAGAGAGATAAAAATAAATTAAATTTATATATTAAAAAAAATGAAAAAAATGAGCTTTTTAATAGTAATCGCGAGGATATTTACTATTAAAAATCTATTATATATATTATTAGATATTTATATATGTTTTTGATGATATATATAGTAAAAATTTTAAAATTTTTACTATATATATATGTGTAAATATCTAAAAGCCCGCTATTTAATAGTTATTTGTAAATATCTATTAAATATGTTTAAATAATGGCTTGTTTAGGTGGATTATTTACCATATCTATTTTTTTTAAATGTTCTATTGGTATGTGATAATAAAATTGCGGTTTATCATTATAATCAATTCTTTTATTCCTAACAAATAATTTACATTCAAATGTATTAAATAATTGTTTTCTATATCTAATGTAATATAACCCATCAATGAAATAGAATAAGAATATAATCTTTTGTTTTGGTATTATTTTATTAGCTGGTATTAATGTTGTTGGAAATGCTCTATAAACATTATTACGACTTTTTAATTCATATATTCTTTTATCGCCCTGATAATCGAATGTTGAATATGCCGCCTTACATAATTTTATATTATCTTTAAATTTTGCGTTGATAGTGTCTAATATCTCTATCTCTTTTTGTTTTCCAAAAGCTTTATCTATTTTATAAGACATTATTCTTTATGTATATATATATATTAGAAAATATCTTTTTAAGTATAAATATATTTAAAAAAACTAGAGTTTTTTATTTTTATTTTATTTTAACATAGTCTTTTTGCATTTGAATGGAATGCCCCATTGCGGCGGCGTCTTCTTTCTGCTCTTTAATAACATCTCCATATTTATTAGATAAAAATATATGTCTTAACATTGACGACCCAATGGATTTATCAAATATTTTATTTAATATTCGTGTTATACAATTAACTTTCTCAAATGGTTTTCCATTATAATAAACTAA